TCATCACTTCGTGGTTTGTTAGATCTCTGCGCCGAACTTCTTCTCCTCAACAGAACATTCCGTGCAACTGCACGTTCACGTCTGAATGCAGGTGCTCTTTACTTGCCAGACGGACTTTCTGTTGCTTCACAAGGCGACGGTGACTTCCCTTACGATTCCGAAGATGGCATTGGTCCAAACTTCACTGCTGAAGAAGCAGAGGATGAGTTTGAAGAGCAGCTAATGGATGCGATGACAACTCCAATTCGTGACGAAGAGTCCGCATCAGCAGTTGTTCCACTTATCATTCGTGGCCCAGCAGAACTAGGCGACAAGATTAAGCAATTTAAGTTCGAGCGTTCATTTGATCCAGCACTAGCTGAGCGTTCTGATCGTGTATTAGAGCGCATCCTTCAAGGACTAGATGTTCCAAAGGATGTTGTAACTGGTTTAGCAAACGTTAAGTACTCAAATGCAATGCAAATTGATGAGTCACTATATAAGGCACACATCGAACCTCTTATGTTGCTCATTGCAGATGCTCTTACAGTTGTTTATCTTCGTCCATACCTAATTGCAAATGGTTTTGAAGAGACACAAGTAAATCGCATTGTTGTTTGGTATGACCCATCAGCAATTGCAACTCGCAATGACCGTGCAGCAGATGCTGACTCAGGATTTGATCGCATGGCGGTCTCTGGAAACACATGGCGTCGTGCTCACGGCTTCTCAGATGCAGATGCACCTACTCCAAAGGAACTTGCAATTCGTCTTCTACAAGAGCGAGGCGTATTTACTCCAGAATTTACAGAAGCAATGCTTTCAGCAGTTGCTCCAGAAGTTATTAATACAGTTCGATCACAGCAACAGCAATCATCAGTTGCTCCTATCCCACCTGAGCTACAAGCAGCACTAGATGCCGCAAGTCAAGGTGCACAAGAAGCAGGAATTGAGTCAGAGGCCCCAACAGAAGGGCAAGAGCAGTAATGTCTGACGAATCAATTGACATTGTAACTACTTCACTTGTTTCAGCAGGAGATCCTTGCTGGGAAGGTTATAAGCAAGTCGGTATGAAGAAGGGTAAAGACGGAAAAATGGTTCCCAACTGCGTTCCCGTTGACGCCTCTGATGATTCTGAGTTTGCAGCAAAGAAAAAGCGGACAGAAGCTCAAACTCCAGCTCCAAAGAAAGATCAAATTAAAGGTTCTAGCAAAAATAAAAAAGGATCGGCATCTGGAACTCGTAAAATTAAGTTTTCTGCCGCTGTAGAAAAATCTTTACAAAATAAAGTTAAAGAACATAACGAAAAAGCAAAAGATGGTCGTCGTGCAACTCTAGGAATGCTCAAGGCTGTGTATCGCCGTGGTGCAGGTGCCTACAGCACTTCACATCGTCCAGGTAAGACACGCAATCAATGGGCAATGGCTCGTGTTAACGCATTTTTAAAATTGTTGAAGTCTGGAAAGCCATCTAATCCTGCATACACAACAGATAACGATCTACTTCCAGCTAAGCACCCACGCTCAACAAAGAAATCAAACTCCATTGCAGCTTCAGCAGGTTTGGTTCCTGAAGAAAGCGATTTAGCAGAAGCGCTAATCGAGATTGCAGACAAATATGGAAAGTTCAATGAAGATGCCACAGGAATCTGGGCAGGATATACACCACCAGCCGAAAACGATGTCAAAGGAATCGGAGTCAAGTGCTCTAGCTGTGTTTTATACATGGGTAATGGCCAATGCCGAATCATCGACATGGAAGTCGAGGACGAAGGTAAGTGTCGTTTCGCGGTTATTCCAGATGGCGTCGTTGATGTTGGAGTTCTCGAAGGTGAGAAGCTCGGAAACGAAATCCAATCCGAACAAGAGCTCGCAGAGCTAGCAGCTCAATGGAGTTATCAACAAGAATTAGAAACATATTTAGGTTCTGAAGAAGATTATGAATCACCAGAGCAAGCAATCCTTGCTATGGCTGAATATTCTGGCTATGGATATGAAGCAGAGCACGCAATTCGTGCATCTTGGCTTCGCGGAGTTCGTAATGGAGAGAATCCATTTAAGAGAGCGTCACTTTTAGCATCACTTGGCAAAGAAAGCCTTGATGCCGACCTACTTCCAATAGCAGAGGAAGAGTAATTGCTATACAACAGTATTTCTAAATTTAAACCGAGTGAAAGAGTCCTTTCTACTCGTGAGCAAGCACGCATCATTCGTCTAGAAGCTCTTCAAATTCTAGAAAGCGTCAATGAATTTGCCTCTACATCTCGACGTGTTAGTAAAAGATCAGCTTATAAAGTAATTTCTCGCTCACTATCTAAAACTAGTGGACTTCCTTTTTCTATTCGTAAGCATCAAGCCTTTTCTGACTTATCAGATTACATCGCACTTGCAAAACACAACAAGGTAAACGGTTTAACAGCTTTTAACACAGATCTTCTTCCAGTTTCACATCCACGTTCTACAAAAGTAACCACTATGACTGCTTCTGCAATGTTAGAAGCGCAGATGCGTTGGGTTATTGATGATCCACGCATTACAGATGACAGTGCTAAGGCTCTTATTGCTTCAGCAATGATGTCTCATCCAGATTCTCCAGAACACATGTACACAATGAAGCGCATCGAGCTTCTTCCACAAGGAACAGTTCCGCTAGAGGCACTTGTTGCTGCTTATGGTGACGGAAACTCTCGAGCTGCTCGTTCTGCTCGTGCAAAGTTACAGCGTCGTGATCGTAAGGGTCGATTCGCAGAGATGTTTGGAACCTTCAAACTTATTCTTGGTCTTCGTGACGGCGGTAAGGCGAGTGCAACAGGTCGCATCTTGGGTCAGAACATTTTTAGTCCAGATCTTCTTGACTTGGAACTTCCAGATGGCCGAATTGCAGCTGTATCAATTGCACAAGGTGAACAACCAGAAGCATTCCTTGATGATGTAAGTCCAGAAGCAAGAGAAAAAGGCTGGGTCCGTGCTTCAGACATGGACATTGACAGTAATGCGCCAGTTGTTAGCGAAGACAGTCTCATATTCATGGACGCACCTTCAGGTTTTCGTGAAGACAAAGAACATAAGGGTGCTGGAAAGAAATATACAGACGAAACTTTTGACGTAACTGTTTTTGATAGTCCAAGCCCGCAAACTAGAGACATCATTGATGCTGCAATTAAGCGTAGTCGTGAATTAGATGATGTAGAAGATCCTCGTCAGATTAAGTTAGGCGAAGATGGAAAGCTCTGGGATCCAGATCGTAAACTTTTTGCTATTAACAAGCGTGGAGAAAAAACTCAGTTTGCGTTTGCACAAAATTGGAAAGATGCTTTAGCAGAGATAACTCGTAAAGAAAAGCTTGACACGGAGCAAGAGCAATTCGAGCAAGGTGAAGAAGAAGAGACTACCCCACTTTCAGATGAACTTAAGGGCGCTCCAAAGAAGCCAAGCAAAAAAGACGAAAAACCAAAAGCAGATTTAGATGCTTTCAAATATAACGTTCCAAAAAATTCTATTAAGTTAGATCCTAACGAAGAGTATATTCCTGAAGGCGATCAGGATGACCCAGCAAAGCTTGCTGCAATGCATCGTATTGATGAACTTGATGATGCTCTTATCGATGCTCTCGAGCCAGTAAATGAGAAGACTCAAGCTACAGGCTTAGGACGTCTTACAGATGAAAATGGCGAAGAATATGAAGTTCCTGCAGAGGCAATTATCAGCGCTATTAATGAGCAAGGTGAAGATGCAGAAGCATCTCTTGCAAAAGCATATGACGCAATTAATGGAAACACAGAGAACCAAGATGCATTAGCTGATAAGCGTGGAGTTGCTAGAAAAGCTAAGGCAGCAGAGCCTAAAGAACTTGATGAAATTTTTGATGAAGTAGTTGCAGAAGAGCCAGAACAGCCTGTTGCTGATCTCCCTACAGAAGAAGATATTGGAGAACCTGTTGATGAAAATCAAGAAATGCTTGAGGCTCTAAATGAGGTACCAGCTTTAGCAGGTCTTTCAACAGCAGAAAAGCAGTCAATCATTGATAATGATAGCTATCTACCTTTTATTCCTAAAAATGAAGATATCGATTTCCCTGAAGGAATGTACAAGCCTTTAGAGTCTTCAAAAGCAGATCAAGAAGAAGCTGTAGCACTAGCTGCAAATAGAACATTCTCAGATGATGAGTTGATGGAAGGTCTTAACGACTCCATTAAAAATGGAGGAAGTTCAGATGTACTTGTTCTTGATGAAAATGGCGAGTTCGTACCTTCTCCAGTTTCCTCAGAAGCTTGGCGTGACGCAATTGCGTTAAGAGGACAAGATGCAAATAGAGTTCTTAAGGATATTGCAAATGGCTCGTTAGATTTAGCTAAAGAAAAGAAAGAAGCAGATAGTCGTGCCCGCAAGAAGCAGAAAGATGCTGCTAAGAAATGGCAAAAGCGCAGAGATGACTTACGCAAAGCTTTAGGTATAGAAAAAGATAGTTGGAACGAGCAAGACATTCTCAGCCCTATTGAAAGGGCTCAAGCGCTATTTGGAGAAGACCCTGCTTACGAAAAAGATCTTAACGATCTGATCGAGTCATACAAATCTTTCTTAGAAGGAAAAGATTTAAATAAGTATGACGATGCAGAAGCTGCACTTAGAGATTTTAAAGAAGTTCTTGATGGCGTAACTGAAGACGACGAGAACTACAAAAAACTTGTAGATGCAGTTAACAGAGCAGTAGACGATTCTTTGGAATCTATCAATGGGTGGAGAGAGCGCAATCCTGAAGCTGGTGGAGACGAGCCAAAGAAAGATCAAGATAAAAAAGAAAAAGTTTCACTTCCAGATACTCTTCCAGAAGGCTGGGAAGCTGTAGAAGATGCAGACAATCGAATGGCCTTTGATAAGGCAACAAACGACATAATTGGTTATCAAGATAGAGAAGGTTCAAAACCTCATTGGTATATCATCACTGGGCTAGATGATCGAACTCCAGAATTTGCTAGCTTTGAAGATGCACTTAATTATTGGAACGACAATTATAAAGACAAGGAACGTGTTTACCCTGAAGGAACTCCTGCAGGTGAGTATGACGCTGCACAGCAAGGCATAGAAGCAGAAGAAATTCTTGAAGAAGAAAAAGAAGCAGAAGCTCCTGCTGCTGCTCCACCATCAGGTCCCCCACCAGGTGGAACTGACGGAGGACCTCCAAAAAAGATAATCACATATAAGCGTGCTGGAAAGCGCACACTTCTTCGTGGCGGCAAGGGAGCACCTTTCCGTGATACAGATATTGCAGACTTCCTTAAAGAAAACGGTTTTAGCTGGTCTGACACTGTAGAACGTGATGGCAAAGTAATAAACGTTAAGGCTCAGACTGCTTTACAAGACGATAAAGAATTTAAAGCCTTTGCTCGTGAACTTCGTGATCGTTTTAATATTGATTTACAGCCTCGTGCTGGACAAGACCCTATTGATTTTGATTCAGAGGATGAAGTAGATGAGACTGCTTCTAAAACAGAATCAACATCAATACTTCCATCTTCTGAACTAAAAGATAAATTAGCAAAGCGTGATGGAATCCAGATGGTAAAGATTACTGGCCCAGATGGAAAAGAGATTGAAACTCCAGTCTTTAATCTTGCTGGTCGCCCTATCGTGTTAATTAATATTAACGGAGTACGAATGCCGTTTTATGTTAGCACGGGTAGTGGCGGAAAGAAAAATGTTCCTGTAGGAAAATGGTATCCAATATTTGGAATTGGAGCTGACGGATGGTTCAACAAAGGCGATGAAGAAGAAATTAATAACTACTATGGAAGCCCAGAATTAAGAGAAGCAGCTGAGTGGCTTAACGCAAATGTCGGGGATATTCGTAAAGAAAATATGCCAGAATTTGAAGATCTTACTGACGAGCTTAGTGAGCAAGTAAATCAGGATTTAACGCCTGGTAGTTATTATCAAAACGCTATTATTTATGGAAACAGAGCAATTGCACTTGCAAAAATTAGTGGGGATGAGGAAAGAGTAAAAGAAGAAGAAGATCTTCTTAAGAAAAACTTAGATGAGGCAAAAGCGCTTGAACGTTTAGAAGACGCTATATTTGGAAAAGACAGAGAAAAATATACTGAACCTGTTGAAGAAGATGAAACAACTTCTGACGTAACTGTACTTGACGAAGCTACCAAATCACGAGTATCAGAAATAAATGATGAAATATCTAAGATCATTAAAGATGATCCAGAGGGTCCTATTGATATGGATGCTCTAGATGAGCTATTGCGTAGAAAAAATAGTCTTGTAGAAAACTTTGAAGATTCCGATAAGGACTTTGAAAATAGAATTACAGCTGTCCTAGATCAACTAGAAAAACAAAGAAGTAATATTGAGCTTGCTCGTAATAACGCTGGTTCAGAAGAAGAGATTGCTGAACTACAGAAAAGATTAGAAAAAGCTGATGAGCTTATAAGCGATCTTTCAAAGTATTACAGAGACTTTAAGGATATAAAGTTCAGAGTTGAAGGCGCTAAGTTAAATCTTTCTGAAGAAGATTTAAGTCCTAGAGAGCAGTCTATTCGTCTAGATGTGATTGAAAAGGGTAGAAACGATCTAGAGAGACTAAAAAATGAATTCAGTTTAAATGCCGTTAGAAATAGAGAGCCAGTAGCAGAAGAAACTGTAATTCAAGAGGCAATAGTTGATTCAATGACTGGAGACGGACCTAAGCTAACTCTTTCAGAGCTTATTGATAAATTAAAACGCAAGTTATTAGATGATGAAAGCGTTGGTCCTTTTGGTTCCAGACGTGACATGATTAGTAAATTGATGGTGCAAAAGTGGGGTTATGGCCTACGTCGTATGGAAACCCCATACATTCAAAGAGCAATGAGTGCATACAAAAAGAAATTAAAAGAGCTCTCTAATGAAGATTTAATTGACATGGTCAATCTTTATTACGATGAAATCGATGCTCGTCTAGAAGCAGAAAGAGAAGCTGAAGCTGCAAGACGTTCTGGTCCAAGAGCACTTACTCCTGAAGAAGCTGCAGAAGTAGAAAGAAAACGCAGAGTTAAAGAGATTCGTGATAAAAAGCGCAGAGAGCGTGAAGACAAGCTTATTGAAGAAGACGAGAAGGCTAAGGATAAGGATAAGGAAGAACCTACTCCTACTCCTACTCCTACTCCT